ACCTGGGTTTGAACCTGCTTGAGCAGCAGTTGTACCAAATCCAACGTTTGCTTCGACAGATGGATCAACGAAGTATCCTTGCTGTTGTCCTTGTCTTCCGGAGAAGGTTGTATCTACTTCATCGAAGAATGCTTCAGAACCAGACTGGTTGGTATAACGTGAACGCATTGCGAAGATAAGTCCAGTAGGACCATTCATTGGTTGAACACCTGCCAGGTCATATGCAACCAGGTTAGGCATTGAACGTCTGATAAGTGAAATCAGAACTGGGTCGAAACCTGCAACAGGACCACCAGAAACAGCACCAGCACTAAAACCTGCTGATGAACTGGTAGAACCAGTTGTTGATGTTGGAGCTGCTCCTCCTTCATAAAGGAATTCACGCTCTTCACGAAGGAATTTTTCTTGATTCTCCAGGAGAACTGCGGTTACCATTCTACGGTGGGAATCCTTGATTGAATCAAGTCCCTGATAGTCTAAGAGTGGTGCCCACTTCTCCTGCAGATGTTCTGCATTGAACATTTGCATTTGTTTTACCTCTTTTTAAAAAATAGTTGGTTTGATTTTTTATAATATAAAAATCACTTTTTAGACACTCTGCTAAGTGCATTCAGATAATATGACATAGAACCAGAGACTGGCTCTGTGTAATCAGTATCTTCTGCAATATAGTCAGAAGAATCTTTTTGAGTACCAGTGTTCTTTGGGAAATAAGACTCCCTTAATGATACCAGTTTCTCACGATAGTCTTCTTCACTATCAAACTCAACATTTTCAGCAAGAGAAGCGAGTTTATCTTTCTGCGAAATCGCAAGATTTTCAGAAACTTCAGCAAAAATTACATCAGCAACTGACTCAGCTAATCTTCTATTCAGAGCAACATTTCTTTCGATTTGCTCGTTGAGTTTTGTCTCCATTTCATCAAGTTTTTCTACCATACTCTCAAGTACATCATATTTATCTTCAGGGATTGATACATAATGTTCTTCAAAAAGTCCTCTCATTCCTTCGAGGAATGATTCGGTCATTTGAGTCTTGAGTCCTTGTTCAACTGCAAGGTGGTTCTCTTCGATCCACTCTTGCGCAACATATTCTAAATAGGAATCAAGTCTATCTTCGATTGCTTCTTTAATTTCTTCTACTTCTTCTGCAAGTTTTTGCTCATAAGCATAAATGATTGCTTCTTCAATTTGAGAAGTTCTTGCATTCAAAGCAGCTTCAAACACTGTCTTTGCTTGTGTTTTAAACTCTTCGGAGAGATCGTCCCCAGAAAGAAGAGCATCCACGTCTTCTTGAATTTCGGATTCAACTTGAGCAAAAGCCTCTTTCATTTCTTTGGACTTTTCTTCTTCTTCATCTTCATCCTCATCCTCATCTTCATCATCCTCCTCATCTTCATCTTCAGAATCAGACTTTGCTGCTTCTTCGAGTTCTTCACCTTCAACTAAAGTATCTTCGATATCTTCTTCAATTACTTCTTCATCACCATCTTCTGAAGATTCTTTCATTGAATGCATTGGTTCTGCTGCCTTTGCATTTCTATTAACAATATCCTTAACCGACTTAAGTGTTGGTTCCTTTAGTTTAGCAGAATCATCATCTGCTTTATAGTTTTCTGGAGTAGGACCACCAAGATCTTCCCATTCACCAGTCTGACCTGGTGTTGAGACGTTTGATGCGTTGCTTCCTGCCTTTGGCATTGAATCTGCCGATTTTGCGTTAGCATTCACAGCAGTTTTGGATTGTTTTGTGTCTGTTTCCATTTCTTGTAAATTTTTTCTACCACGGGACATTTGATCTCTCCGATTAACCTATATGTTTAATCTATATTTATTTATAAATTACAAATTTGTTAAAAATTCTTGGAATAGACTCAATTTCTGTTCATCAAGAGACTTTTGGTCTACCAGGGTATTTATTCTCTTATAAGTTTTTTTTGCAAGTTGCTCACGAAGAACTCCACCTTCCCATACCCACTCCTTACCTTCCATAATTCCCTGAACAAAAGCATCAGGTGCAGATGGGTCGGCAACAATATCAGCAGCAGTTGCAAGCATAAAATCTTCACCAACAAGTGAATAACCTTCATTTGTTGGAATCAAAGATCCAACACCACGAGATGAAACACCAAGACAAACTCCTTCACCCAAAAGTGAAGAAGCAATCTTACCCATAGGAGTTTCAAGAATTTTTGCTTTTCCAATAAAATTATCACCGTCTTTATAAAGTTCACAAATTTTATGTGAAACTCTATCAAGGTTTACACTTGGACCATCAGGATGTCCAAGTTCTCCAAGAGCACGACCTTTCTGAATAAAGTTCTCATTATATCTATTGACCTCTCTTTCAAGAGTTTTCATTTCATAAAGTCTATTGTTTCTATTTGGTTTATTAGCCTGAAGAAAAATTCCTTCAATGAAAAGTGATTTCTTTCCATTTTTTTCTTCGGTAATAACTTTTACCTTTTCGATTTCTTCTGTGATTAGTTTCATTGTTTAACCGCCTGCGATTTGAATTTCTGTAATGTGAACATTTGCTGCCTGCCCATCTCCCATAGCACCAACTTTTATTACTTTTCTTATTTCAGCAGTAGTATTAACATTTCCTTGATTTCCAAAATCAGCAGCCCATCCGGGAGGTGAAATCCACAATCCACCACCCAGATCAACTCCCCCAAAGTTTTGAGAACCTGGAGAATAATCCATTGGATAATTCACTGCAGATGTGTCAAAATCAATTACAATTTTTCTAGAATAACCACCATCAATTCCACCGGTAGTATCGATAGAAATAACTTGTGAAAAATATGTATCTAGTGCATCGGTATATCCAATTCCAGTCAATTGAACATAATCACCGATGCTTATTTCGGAAAAAGTTCCTTCTGGGAGATATAGAGTTGTGGTTGAACCTGTTTCAATACCCACTACCCTTTGAGAAATTACTGTTTCTTTAAGAATAATACTTTCACCAGAAGCAATCCACAAACTGGATGTACTTAATGTTGGTGTTGGACCAAGTTCAATAAAAACATTTTGGTCGGAACTGATTTTTAAATAACCAGATCTTAATGGTATAGGATTACTTGTAGAAACACCGGAAGAAGAAACCGCAACTGTCTCAATATTTTGAACAATTTTAAATGCAGACATTTTATTGGTCGTAATTATATTAATTATTTAGTCATAACCAATATTTTAGTGTTATACTATTGATCAGAAAATGCACCATTAAATAAAGAATTTGAAACCTCTGGTCTTAATTGTTCTATTTTTTCTGCTGCTTTTGTATATAAAATTTCTTTTATTCTATTACTCAATTCCATTTGAGTATTATCTGCTGCAATTAAATCTAATAGGTCATCCATAATTTATTTTTTTATATTTAAATTTATTTATATTTCTCCCTGCTGTCCAGTTAATTCCACTCCCGTTTGTTGTTTTGTAATTGTTGGTTCTTGTGGAATATCACCAAGGGCATTTGAATTTTGTTGCATATCAAAATTTTGTTGTGCCGCATCTAATGGATTTGGAATTATTCCCTTCTCCATCTCTTTTTCAATCTGCTCATCTATTTCTTTCATTTCCGAATCACTTTGTCCAAGAATATTTCTTCGTACATATTCCACAGAAAAATATCTTCCTAAGTATGGTTCCATAGCAGAAACTACACCCAGTTTATCATTCATTAATTCATTCTTTTTAAGATCAGAAAAATGATTATCATAAACATAATCATATTGAATGTGATCACTAAGAACTTCCCAATCTTCTGGTGTTACTATATTTTTCAATATTAACTGTGTTTTTAGCATATCACTAAACATTTGAGAAAATCTCTTTCTCAAACGACCAACAAATCTTGTAAACTTTAATTCGTCTCTTAAGATTTCGGATGATCTTCCCAGATTAAATCCACCACCACTATCAAGTCTTGTAGATGGAACTCCTAATGATTTGTAAAGTTTCTTTTGGAAATATTCAATATCAGAAAGTTCACCTAAATTTTGCCCTCCAGGTAAAGTGGTAATTTCAGTTCCCCTTCCACCCTCTCTTCTTGGAAGCCAAAAATCTTCCAACATTGCCATATGCTTTCTATCATCACGAATTTCTCCAGTATTGGCATCATATACTAGTTTGTTACGATAACGCATCATAACATCACGAAGATATTGCTCTGCTTTAATCTTTGGGAGATTTCCAACATCAATATAGAAAATTCTACGTTCTGGTGCTCTCGAAAGTCTATAGATTACCAAAGAATCCTCAATCATTCTTAATTGATTGAGTGATTTAATTGCCTTATGGAGATATGATAAAACTGTTTGCTTATTTCTATCTACAAGACCAGAGGTTATATAAGTAATTGAATCTTTAGAAATTTTTATAGAATTTACATCAGAATTTCTATATGTTGTATTTTGAGTTGAACTAACATTTGGATCATACAAATAAAATTCTTCTATTTCTGGAGAAACAAAATTATTGTAAATATTTTGTTTATTTGCAATATTTTGAAATTCTGCAGATAATGTTGATTTTTGATTCTTCTTTAATTTTCTAATGTGCTTTATTTTAAGAGGATCTATATATCTAATCTCTTTTATTCCTTCGGATGGTTTATTGATATCTATAACTTTATGATAATAAATTCTTCCATCAACGTACCAATTTCTAAAGATTTCGTGGCATTTTTTATCGAAATCTAAAATCTCTTTAATATATTTGAATTCCTGTCTTATAGCATCTTTTAATTTGTCAGATGCTGGTAAATTTGATAATTCTATTTCTACTGGTGAATCATTTAAATCTGAAACAATTGCCTCATTAACTACATCCTCAATTGCACTATCGCATTCTGGATGTAGTGACATCTCACGATATCTTCTAATTAAATCGTGCTCAGTTTTATATACACCTTCAATATCTACATATTGGCCATAAAAACCACTAGAAATATAAAAATCCGATTTGTCTTCGGAATTCTGTGGAATAGGGGAGACAATTTTAGAGTTTTTATCTCCCCTAGCGTCATTAATTTTAAAACCAAATAATCTAGCCATCAGTTATTATACTTTTTTATTATTTAGGTTGTCTCACTTGTACCTAAAATGCTATTGTCAGCAGAATCTAAAGCATCCCACCAGTGTACTTGTAAATCTACAGTAAACTCTTCGATTGAATCTGCCTGATCGTATGAAAGATCAATAGCAGATATATTTGTTGGGAAGCAACCATAAAATTTATAGGTCTTCAAAATTTTCATTTTATCTGCAGTATTTGCCAGAGTTGCTCCACCACCAGTTGCTCCACCTGGATTTTCTGTTCCTCTGCTGAGTTGATATACAAGCATCTCTCTCTGATATGATGCTGGAGTTATTACACCAGCATTATCATCATGCCTATTAATATAGTTCATCCATTGCTCAAATGTGTTTCTAATTCTGAAATTAGTATCATTAATAATTGTAATTGTCCATGGATCAAATGTTCTGTCTCCAGCAACTTTTAAGTTTCTTCCTCTAAATGGAACATCAATAACATTAATTGTGGATGCTGGCATCGATGCAGTTTTAATCATAAATCTCATATCTTCATCACGTTCCCCATCTTGGGAAATGAAATCTGGGAAATTTATAACACACTCAAAAAGGTTTGGTCTTGCTCCACCACCAACAAGTCTAGATTTAAAATCATTAATCGTTCTGTTTCTGTATTCTGGTCCGTTTGCCATTTTTAAACTCCTTTAGTGAATTAAACTGTGCCAACAACTTCAGAGAAGCTAACTCCAGTACGAGTAGCTACAAATGTCAGACCAACATAATTAATCGATCTTGCTGGTTTGATGTAAATATCTGCTTTAAATTGATTTGAATCAATTACATCAGGAGTATTATTGGTTTCATCGCAAATTACAACAAACTCAGTAATACCTCTCTTTGCCTTTACATCACGTAAATATGGTTCAACTATATTAACAAAATTATTTCTAGTAATTATATCATTAAATTCAAAGAGTTGTGCTCTTGCTGCTTTTTCAATAGTACCTTCTAATGTTAAGAATAAACGACGAACATTGATTCTATCAAATGCAGATGGATAAGACAGTGCTGTTTTATCCCCAAATAGAATAAATCCACTTCCTTGGTTTGAAATAATTGGATTTATTCTATTTGCATAAAGGTCATCTCTTTGTGCTTGAGATGGATTGTATGCTAATTTAATTACATTATTTAATGAACCTCTTGCACTTCCTGCTGGTGAGAACCAAGGATAATTATTTGTGCTAGTTCTTGCCATCAATCCAGCAACATCAGAACTGCATGGCAGATATAAAAATACATTATTAAATCTATCATATGTATACTTGTATCCCGAATCAAATACTGCATATGATGATGATGTAAGTGGAGTGAAGAAATCCAATACATTTGAAGTCTGTTCCAAACTATTGGTTGAATTTACTATTCCTCCTTTATGTGGAGAAATAACAGCAATACAATCCTTTCTTTCTTCT